TGATATAGTAACTTTAGAGTAATAATTTTTGGGCATAGGGAACCCTGCATTGACACTAAAAACCTTGCACTGTATGTTGTAAATTATTTACTGTTGCTGTATCATTCATTAATAGCTATTCATGTTAGTAATCATTATGATGTCGTGGTTACTAACAATTTTAATAGACATCAGAGGATATAATTATGGCAGTAGCAACAGGTGAAGCACTATACCCAGCTCTTTTTGAGCCTAAGGTAGATAAATATACACCAATGCCCGGAGTTTATTCAATAGACTTGAAGGTAGATGATGAGGAAAGGGATAGACTAATAGCGTCAGGTATTAAACCTAAGCAAAAAGATGCTAATGTGTTTGTGTTTAAACGTAAGACAGTAACAGCTAAAGGTAATAACTTACCAGCTCCAACAGTTGTTGATGAGAACAAACATGGTTGGGATAGTACAGTATTGATTGGTAATGGTTCACAGGTAAAGGTTGCATACTCTACCTATGAGCACCAAGCAACTGACAAGTTTGGTCTTGGTAAATCTTTAGATGCAGTACAGGTCCTTAATCACGTAGCCTACGCAGGTGGTGGCAATGCTCTTGATGAGTTTGAAGCTGTTACTAAAGAGGACGTTCCTTTTTAATAAACGCATAACAGTGTTATGCAGGTAGTGGTGGACCTTAACCACCTATTTTAGGTAGCCCCTCTCCAACTTGGTCGTTTCAGAGGGGTCTTAAAGGAGCGATTATGAATCAAGATGAACAACAAGGCACCTTCGTTCAACACGAATCATGTCCTGAGTGTGGCAGTAAAGATAACCTAGCAAGGTACTCTACTGGTCAAGGATATTGTTTTGGTTGTGGACATTGGGAAGCACCTGAGGGTGAAGGTAAAGTTGAAATAGTAGCAAGGGAGGTAACAAATAGTATGGAATTATTTACAGGGAACAGTGGTGCCATAGTAGACAGGGGCATCAATGCAGATGTAGTAAAGAAGTATGGTGTTACCCTACAGTATGGTGAGGATGGTTTAATTAAGAAGCATTGCTATCCATACCATGACACAGATGGGGCACACGTGGGCAACAAGGTTAGAGTTTGTGAGTCCAAAGATTTTAGTTATGATGGTAACAGTAAGGATGTAGGATTGTTTGGTGAGAATGTATTCAAGGGTGGTGGTAAGTACATCACAGTCTGTGAGGGCGAGCTTGATGCAATGAGTGTTCACCAAATGTTTGGTAACAAGTACGCATCAGTCAGTCTACGCACTGGCTCTAAGGGTGCAAAGAATGACATCAAGCGTAGCCTTGAGTACCTTGAGTCCTTTGACTGGGTTGTGTTATGTTTCGACATGGACAAGGCAGGTAAGGAAGCAGTCAAGAGTGTAGTAGATTTGTTCTCACCTAATAAAGTTAAGGTGTGTAACCTACCATTAAAGGATGCCAATGAAATGTTGTTGGCTAGTAAGCTTGCTGACTTCACTAGGTCATGGTGGGATGCTAAACCTTACAGGCCTGATGGTATTGTAGCCAGTGAGGACACATGGAACATACTAACTGAGGAAATTAGAGTTGAGTCTGTACCTTATCCTTGGATTGGTCTTAATGAATTAACTTATGGGTTCCGTAAGGGTGAGCTAGTAACCATAACGAGTGGTGCTGGCATGGGTAAGACTCAAATGGTCAGAGAGCTTGAACATTACTTACTCAAAACAACCACAGAAAACATAGGTATCCTCGCCTTAGAGGAAAATGTAAAGAACACAACACTGGGCATCATGTCCATTGAGGCTGACCAACCTTTGCACCTTAACCTCCATGACATGGACAATGAGGAGCTTAGAGTATATTGGGACAGCACCATGGGTAAGGGGCGTGTGTTTATGTATGACCACTTCGGTAGTACCAGTGAGGATAACTTACTTAGTAAGGTAAGGTACCTAGCCAAGGGATTGGACTGTAAATGGATTATACTGGACCACCTGTCCATTGTAGTCAGTGACCAAGAGGCACTGGATGAACGTAAAGCAATAGATGGTATCATGACTAAGCTAAGACAGCTCGTACAGGAAACAGGCATAGGCTTATTCCTTGTTTCTCACTTGAGGCGACCAATGGGTAGGGGTCATGAAGAAGGTGGCCAGATTAGCCTCTCAGAGCTTCGGGGTTCAGCGGCTATTGCTCAACTCTCGGACATGGTGATTGGATTAGAGCGTAACCAACAGGCTGATGATGAGCAGGTACGCAACACAACTGTAGTAAGAGTATTAAAGAACCGATTCAGTGGACTCACTGGTCCTGCCTGTTCCTTGTTTTATGACAAGAACACTGGTAGAATGAAGGAGTCAGATGAACTAGGGGAATTTTAATGAGGCAAATAATTTTAGACATAGAAGCTAATGGCTTAAAGCCGGACACTATATGGTGCTTAGTCGCCAAGGAGGTAGAGCATGGAACAACTAATACATTTATTGGAGATGATATTTTTGAGTTTGCTGATTGGGTACGCTATAATGGCATCACTCATATTTGTGGCCACAATATTATTGGATATGATTTACCCATCTTGGAAAGACTTGCAGGATTTAAGTGGGAAGGAGTTGTTCAAGACACGCTAGTCATGTCTAGGCTTGCTCACCCACATAGGGAGGGTGGCCATTCATTGGCATCATGGGGTACTCGCCTTGACTTTAGTAAGGGGGACCACAATGAGTGGGGTGAGTTTTCTTGGGAAATGGTTGAGTATTGTAAGAGAGATGTGGAGTTAACACAGCTAGTGTATGCACACCTTATGAAAGAGCTTGAAGATTTTAAAGAGGAAAGCATTACACTTGAGCACAACGTAGCTCGCATAGTAAACCAACAGGTAGAGAATGGCTGGACCATTAATGAGCGTGAAGCTAACCTATTACTTGGTGAGCTTAGACAGAAACTTCATGACGTGGAAACAACAGTAAGGAAAGTATTTAAACCCTTGCCTGTATGGATACCTTTAGTACATCCTAGAGATAAGTGTTTTAATAAAGATGGTTCAATGTCCAAACGTTATCGAGCACAGTTAGATAGAGGGGCTTGTTATTGGAATAGTGCTGAAACAGAGGACCCTGATGATTTAGAGTGGACTGACTGGGGATACTACCTGTATCCTGACTTTAACTTAGGCTCACGTCAACAGATAGGTAGGTACCTTCAACACTTTGGTTGGAAGCCTAAGCAGTTTACTGATAAAGGTAATGTTATTGTTAATGAGAGTGTGCTGACTAAGGTTGATATGCCTGAGGCTCAACAGATAGCTGAGTATCTTATGTTACAGAAACGTGTAGCACAGGTACAAAGCTGGGTAGATGCCATTGAGATTGATGGTAGAGTGAGAGGTTATGTCAATCCTATTGGTGCTGTTACTGGTCGTATGACACACAGTAAACCTAACATGGCACAGGTTCCTGCTTCCTACTCACCTTATGGTACTGAATGTAGACAGCTATGGACTGTACCCAGTGGGTATAAGTTAGTAGGCATGGATGCTAGTGGCCTTGAGCTGAGGATGCTCGCCCACTATATGAATGACTATGACTACACTGAGGAAGTTATTAGTGGTGACATTCACACTGCCAATCAGAAGTCTGCTGGTCTAGCAACTAGGGACCAAGCTAAGACTTTCATCTATGCTTTCCTTTATGGAGCTGGTGATGAGAAGATTGGTACCATTGTAGGTGGTGGTAGGAAGGTTGGTAAGACTGTTAAGAAACAATTTCTTGATAACACACCTGCACTTAAATCTCTTAGGGAACGAGTGACACTAGCTTCCAAGAGAGGATACTTGATTGGTCTGGATGGTAGAAGGATATGGGTTAGAAGTGAGCACTCTGCTCTGAACACCCTACTCCAAGGGGCCGGTGCAATTATTATGAAAAAGGCTTTAGTATTGCTTGATAACTATGCTATACTAAAGGGTATAGATTACAAAATTATAGGAAACATACATGATGAAATACAATCTGAGGTACATGAAAAAGATGCTAAGGTTTTCGGTGAGATTGCTGTCAGGGCGATTAAGGAAGCTGGCGAAGAGTTTAATTTAAACTGTCCTTTGGACGGTCAATATAAGGTAGGTGAAACGTGGCAACAAACACACTAAACACATCAGAAACAAACCCAAGCCATTATAAAAAGGGTAAGATTGAGGTCATAGATTTTATACTTGACCAGAAGATGGACTACCTAACTGCAAGCGTACAGAAATACTTGTCACGCTGGAGGTTTAAGGATGGGATATGTGATTTGAGAAAGGCTCGTTGGTTTTTGGATAAACTAATAGAGCAACAGTTAGAAAATAGTGAGGATGATAATAAGCTAAGGAGGAATAGCGATGGATAATTTAATTCGGGATATATATAATTTAGCTGAAACAAAGAGTCACCCAGCTAGGGTACCAGCTGAACAAATCTTTAAAGACTTTGGTTCCAACATGGAAACAATAATGAGAGAGTGGCTTTATCCTAAAGACTACAGTGGTGGTACTCTAAGGATGTCTAACATAGGACAGCCTGATAGAAAGCTGTGGTATAAACACAGAAGAAATGAGTACAAGGGTGAAAAGCTTAAAGCCAACACTCTAATTAAGTTTCTTTATGGTAACTTGATTGAGGAAATGATACTAGCTTTGGTTAAGTTATCAGGACATGACGTTACTGATGAGCAGAAGCGAGTAGAGATTGAGGGTATCAAAGGTTCCATGGACTGTAAGATTGATGGCATGTTGTGTGATGTGAAGTCAACCTCAACCTATGGATTTAAAAAGTTCAAAGAGAATCGTCTGCAATATGATGACCCCTTTGGATACATAGACCAGCTAAGTGGATATGGTCAGGCAGAAGGTGTTGATGAAGCCATGTTCCTAGCTATGGATAAACAGAATGGTCATCTTACAACAACAAAGATAGACCTGATAGACAAGGACGTTGTTAAAAGAATCAAGCATGTTAAGGAAATGATAGAGAATGATACAATTCCTGAACCATGTTATGACATAGTTGCTGATGGTAAATCAGGCAACATGAAGTTACCTATAGGATGTTCTTATTGTGAGTTTAAGAAACATTGTTACCCTAACATGAGAGTCTTTGCTTATTCAACTGGCCCGAGATTCTTAGCTGTAGTTAATAAAGAACCTAACGTAATGGAGATTAAAAATTATGAGTAAAGAATATAAATTAGTTGTATCAGATAATCGTAGATTTGAAGATGTTGTTAACAGAGCATTGGAACAGGGGTGGGAATTGTTTGGAAATCCTTTTGTTGATAGTTCTCGTTTCTTACAATCAATGACTAGAGATAGAAAAGTAGAACCTAAGAAGAAGGCAGTAAAATGATGTTGCCCTCATATAGAGGGATGGTAGATAGAGATGGTATTTATTCCATTCGAGAAGTGTATCATGATTCAGACGGAACCATGACCAGCTTTTCTATAGACCCTGCGATGGCTGAAGCTAATAATGAAGCAGAGCTAATAAGTATTTTAGCTTTGATGATTGAAAGCTTACAACAACCATTCCTAATTGAAGGTGATTTCATACCTGAAGTAGGAAATGGAGAACTTGAATTTTCTTTTATCCGTGATGATGATACAAAATACCATTAAGTATAGGAACAATTTTGAATCAGATGTTGGTGATGAGCTGGTTGGTTGGAGCTATGAGCCTTACCATATACCTTACATTACAAAACGAAAGTACATACCTGATTTTACTAAGGGAAATATCTTAGTAGAATGTAAAGGTTTCTTTAGAGCTGGTGACACACAGAAGTACAAAGCTATAAGAGATTCGCTACACTCTCAGGAACTTGTCTTTGTTTTTACAAACAGTAATAAGAAGGTAAGGAAGGGTTCCAAGATTACAATGGGTGGTTGGTGTGATAAGGAAGGATTCAAGTGGTTCACTAAGGAAACACTACAGGAGTTAAAGAGTTATGGCCCTACTGTTAAATGAACTAAAGGAAAAAATAACTAGGGAGTTCGATGTCTGCCTGCTTTGTGATTTTTTAGGGGTAGAGCCTGAGGAATTGGTAGATAGATTTGAGGACAAGTTAATAGATAACCTAGATAAATTTAAAGGAATAGAGGATGAGTAAGACACATCCAATAAAGAACAAACTAAAGTATGCACTACGCTATGATAGACTATGGCATACTAAAGTAGTACCTAACAAAAAGAAAGAACAAAAGAAAAGAGGAGCACGAATTGAACACATTACCAAATGATTATCAAAACTTTATTGCATTAAGTAGGTACGCAAGGTGGCTACCTGAGAAGAACAGAAGGGAAACTTGGAAGGAAACTGTTGCTCGTTACTTTGACTTCATGGAGGGGCACCTTAAAGAGAATACTGACCAAGAGTTAGAGCCTAAGACTAGGAAAGTATTGGAAGATGCAGTGGTTAACTTAGAGGTTATGCCTAGTATGAGAGCCTTGATGACAGCAGGACCTGCCTTGGCTAAGAATAATATAGCAGGTTATAATTGTGCCTATCTAAGTGTGGACCATTGGAAAGCTTTTGATGAGTGTTTATTTATTCTGATGCACGGAACTGGTGTAGGCTTTAGTGTTGAAAGACAATTCGTTAACAAACTACCTGATGTTCCAGAGGAATTAGTAGACGTTGAGGATACTATTGTTGTACAGGATTCTAAGGAAGGATGGCAGTCTGCGTTCCGTAAACTAATTACTTACTTGTATGATGGTGAGATGCCCAACTGGGATTTCTCTAAGGTAAGGCCTAAAGGTTCAAGATTAAAAACATTTGGTGGCAGAGCTAGTGGACCAGAGCCACTGATAGATTTGTTTTCTTTTTCCACCAACATATTTAAGGAAGCTGTTGGTCGTAAGCTAACTAGCTATGAGTGTCACCGCATGATGTGTAAGATTGCAGAGGTAGTTGTAGTGGGTGGTGTTAGAAGAAGTGCCCTAATCTCTTTATCCAATTTAACTGATGAACGTATGCGTAGTGCCAAGAGTGGCAAGTGGTGGGCGGATACACCTGAGATGGCATTGAGTAATAACTCTGTATGCTATACGGAGAAGCCTGACATGGGTATCTTCATGAAGGAATGGCTATCACTCTATGAGTCTAAGTCAGGTGAGCGTGGCATCTTCAATAGACAAGCCGCTATCAAACAAGTAGAGTCTATAGGTAGACGTGATAGTGAACATGACTTTGGATGTAACCCTTGCTCAGAAATTATTCTAAGGGACGGACAGTTCTGTAACCTCACCGAAGTAGTGATAAGAGCTGAGGATAAGCAGAAGGATATACTCCGTAAGGTTAGGTTAGCTACCATACTTGGTACGTTCCAAGCATCACTAACTAATATCAAACGCTTACGCCCTAAGTGGGTACACAATACAGAGGAGGAAGCACTGCTTGGTGTTAGCCTTACAGGTATTATGGATAATTCATTTATGAATGGTAGTATTAACGGGAGAGGAGTGTCTGAATGGAACAGTAATCAAAAGAGCTTGCCTGATTTTCTTATTTACTTGAAGAAGGAAACAGTTAAGACAAATAAAGAATGGTCAGAGTTACTGGGCATTAGTCAATCAACTGCCACTACTGCTATTAAACCTAGTGGTACAGTCAGTCAGCTAGTTAACAGTGCTAGTGGTATACACACTAGACACAATGACTATTACATTAGAAGAGTGAGAGCAGATAAGAAAGACCCTATAGCCCAACTAATGGAGGACCAAGGAATACCCTGTGAGAATGATGTCATGAAACCTAACAGTGTTAAAGTATTTTCATTCCCTATGAAGTCACCAGATGGTGCTGTTCTTAGGAATGATAGGTCTGCTATTCAACAGCTAGAGCTATGGCTTATGTATCAGAGATACTATTGTGAACACAAGCCTAGTGTTACTGTCAGTGTAAGGGAACATGAATGGATGGATGTAGGTGCATGGGTATACGAACACTTTGATGAAGTTAGTGGTGTTAGTTTCCTACCACACTCTGACCACTCATACCAACAAGCACCTTACGAGGACTGTACTAAGGAAGTATATGAAGCATTGGAACAAGCAATGCCTGAAGCAGTAGACTGGGATTTAATTAGTGAGTATGAACTAACGGACCAAACTGTAGGTACTAAGACATTAGCCTGTACTGGCAATATATGTGAAATAGTAGACCTAACTGAAGAAGAAAAAGAGGTAGAGTAATAGCACTTTTATGGTATAATAGAGGAACGAGAATGAGATTTATAAAACAGTATGTATTTATCTTTGCAGTATGTACATTATTTGTTATGTTATTAACAGGTTGTGATACTTTTAAGAATAAGATGAATGAAATGAATAGGTTAAACTGTCAACCACCTGATGTATCTTTATGTGCAGGTTGGCAGATATGAAAGTAAACCTAATAAAAAAATTGTGGAAGGAAAAGGTGGAGATACCTGTTCTGCTAAAGAAAGTAGACAAAACTCTGAGGGAAGTTGATGTTAAACTTAAAAGGAGTAAATATGTTAAGTAAAATAATGGGCATCGCTGATGCCAGTATAAGTGTAGGTATTAAACTGATTAGTTTGGCAATCGTTCTACAGATTGTCTTTGGTCATAGCGTACCTTTCTTGGGTGGCAATGTCATTGGTACAATCATTAGTATAATTGGTGAGCTTGGTTCTGCCGGACTTGTTGGTTTAATTGCCGCAGTAGTTATATGGCGTTTGTTAGATGATGACATCCGTAAGGAGTTGTCAGAGTGAATTATCAAGAACTAACAGACAAAGTATTGAAGAATAAATCACTAACAATCTTCTTAGGTATTGTCGTAGTGGCATTACTATTCGGATGGATTGGTGGCTGATGTACCAATTAAAAACTCTTGGAGTCTTGTTCATTATGGACAGGACTTCCAAGCTAAGAAGTAATGGCTTATAGCAAACAAGTTCTGGACCACTATGAGAACCCACGTAACGTAGGTGTTCTTGATAAGGATGCTACCAACGTAGGAACTGGAATGGTAGGAGCCCCTGCTTGCGGTGATGTCATGAGATTACAAATAAAGATTAATGATGATGGTGTTATTGAGGACGCTAGATTTAAAACCTATGGCTGTGGTTCAGCTATAGCTTCATCATCATTACTCACTGAATGGGTAAAGGGTAAGACATTGGATGAAGCTTCCAATATAAAGAACACTGATATTGTAGAGGAGCTAGAGTTACCTCCAGTTAAGATTCATTGCTCAGTATTAGCTGAAGATGCAATCAAGTCAGCTATAAAAGATTTAAGAAGTAAGCGTGATTTACCCCTACCCTAGGTATGGGTGACATAGAGAAGTCCTCGAGAATCGAAGATTTGGAGCTCTGATTTAACACAAAAGGAATATATATGCCATTAAATGACAGTAAGGACATAAAAGAACTAAAGAAGTTTGATATAGATTTATCCTTTGGCAAGCAATGGGAACAGTATATTGATGAGATGTTCTCAGGTGCTAAGACAGTTGAAGTAAAAACTGAAAGAGATAAGTGGGCCAAGACAGGTAACATCTGTATAGAGAGTCAGAGCTATGGTAAGCCTAGTGGAATTGAAGCAACTGAAGCTGACTTATGGGTACACAACTTAACAGTTGATAATGAATTAGTCTGTAGCTTGGTGTTTCCAGTAGAGAAACTAAAGGAAATACTTCCTAAGTTACCTCAAAGAAGTGTCATGGGTGGTGATAACAACGCAAGTAAGTTACAATTAGTGAGCCTTGTAAAGCTCATGGAAACTATAAGGGATTTGTAAACAACCCTTTAAACATTTCAAATCCTTCCGCTGATTTTACACGTTTATCCATACGTGGTTTACTAGGACGTTCATATTCCTCAGAGAATACTTGAGTAATATCAAGGGTTGAGCCTTCATCGAAAGCTTTCCTTATCTTTTTCCTACTCTTCCCACCAATGTCCAACGCACCAGTAAATAATCCTTCTGCATCATAGTCATCATTGTATATTGCATCAGCAACAAATTGAATCTGTGCTTCAGGACCATCATCAATACCAGTTTTTTTCAACCAATTAAAGTAAGGTTCTTTTTGTGAGTCAAATTGGAACAAGCCATAACCTTTCCCATTCTTCTGTTGTTGTTGATAATCAAAGGTACCCCCTGTTTCAACATCAATGTTGCCTAGAATGGCAGATATGGCACTCTCAGGGAAGTGTTTAGTTAATATACTAGCAATGTTTAAAGCATTAGACATTATTCCTCACCCCTCATTAGAGTAAGTGCACCACTAACTACTCCTACTTTAGCTAGATACTTCATCCAATCTCTCATAGTCAGGTCCTCAAATTTATAATTCAAATCTTGAATATCTCTAGCTACTTTTGTTTGAGCTACTGACATAGTGCCTGCTCTATAA